CAGCGTTCGCAATGCGCTGGTTCTGCTGATGGCTGATAGCGCCGTCCATCGCCGCCCGGAAGTAAGGAAGTTCGCTACATACGAATCGCATATTTACGCGGTCGGTGCGGGTGAAGCCCAGGAAGAGGCGGACATGCCCATCATCAACGAGCGCGATCGTAAGAAGGCACTGGAACAAGTGGATTCGACGATTTGTTTGGTTCGTAGCGGCTACGAGCCCGGCATGTTCGATCCCTTCCGGGTCCTTCGTTCACAGGTGGGTGCATGATGCACGCGAAACTCGAGCTGAACACCCAGGGACGAGACATCGCGGTTGGCGACATCCATGGCTGCTTCTCCAAGTTGCAGAAGCGACTGGACGCCATTGGCTTCAACCCGGAGGTCGATCGCTTGTTTTCGGTGGGAGACCTCGTAGACCGTGGCCCCGAGAACCATGCCGTACTGGATTGGCTAGCACGCCCTTGGTTTCATGCGGTCATGGGCAACCACGACGACATGGCAATGCGCTGGCCCTTGGGAAATATGCAGGGCGACATTTACCGGCGCAATGGTGGAGGCTGGAATATGGACCAGCCTCGCGAAGATCAGGAGCGCATTGCCGCTGCCGTGGCCCAGTTGCCAGTGGCTATCGAGGTCGAAACTGCTCAGGGGACCGTAGGTATAGTCCATGCCGACTGCCCGTATGTGTCGTGGCACGCTTTTGTGGATGCGCTGGAAGGAAAGCACGGAAAGCGTGAGGCCGACCATGTCTATGACATGGCGATGTGGTCTCGTGGCCGCATTACTGACCTGAACGTGGCAGGCGTACCAGATGTGCGCGCTGTTGTCGTAGGTCACACCCCTGTGACAGAGGCTGTCGCCCTAGGGAACGTACTGCACATCGACACTGGAGCGGTGTTTGGGCGCGACTTCACTCTGCTGAATCTCGCCACGCTGGAGGTCCTATGAACCGCTCATACGCCCTAGGCCGTCTCAAAACGGGCCAGCTCAACAAGACCGAGCAGGCCTATGCCGACTACCTTGGCCAGTTGCAGGCTGTGGGCGGCATCCTCTGGCACAAGTTCGAGGGGATGAAATTCCGCCTGGCTGACAACACGTTCTACACGCCGGACTTTGCGGTGATGGTTGCCGGTGGCCAGATTGAGCTGCACGAGGTCAAGGGCTTCTGGCAAGACGACGCGCGCGCCAAGATCAAGATCGCCGCGGACATGTACCCGTTCAAGTTCATCGCCGTGAAGGCCCGAGCCAAGAAAGACGGCGGCGGCTGGCAAGTGGAGGAATTCTGATGGAAGACCTGCGCAAATGGGAGTTCCGAGACCCGATGCAGGTGGTGATGAGCCGCCAGCAGGCTGCTCTGAAACGATCGTGCGAGGGCTGCGCGCATGCCAAGACCATCGAAACGCCATTCATCGGCGATACGATCACGCGCTGCTTGAAAGGCAAGCCTTACGGGAAGAAATGCAATCGGTACGAGGTGGCCAATGGATAGCTGCTTGCCACGGTGGGTGGAAGACGAGATCCACAACTGGGCCCGCGCGCAGTGGGAAGGGGAGTGGCCTGGGCCCGGCCGTCCGATCCAGGACGAACCCGCCGTTTGCGCATTCCCGGCAGAGCCTGGCCACGAAGATGATGATGAACCGGCGCGCATCCCCGTGAACCATGACCGCGCGCGCAAGGTGAACCGCCTCTATGAGGCGTTGCCTCTGGCGGAACAGCGCGTGATCCAGGCGGAATACACGCGCCGCAATGAATACGGCGACTTGCCCGCGCACCTTCGCCAGGACAAGGCGTGTCGCGTGATTGGGATCGCGCTGCCGTACTACAAGGTGGCGCTAGGTAGTTTCAAGCAGCAAGTGTGGAGGATGTTCGAATGAAGTACGCACACGAAGTTATCGACCTGCTGGGGGCTTTCCCGGGCCGCCGGTTCAAGATGCGCCAGATCATCAACCACGTGGCGCCGAGAGCAGATCAGCGGCAGCGCGCCGTGGTCCGCACCGGGGTGTGGCGCGTCTTGGTTGCCCTGGAAGAATCCGGCCAGATATCCAGCACCCGCGACGAGGTAGAAAGCCGCGTTCATGTTGAATACTGGTGGGCAACCATAACATCGACTTCTGGAAAAGCATTTCAGAAACCATCACAATACGTGCGGGATCTTGCGCTTTGAGCAAACGCAATCATCGATAGTATTCGAGTTTCATTTTGACGCAAACTTCGGGCAAACTGGAGTTTTCCAAAGGAGACGAGAATGGTCGAGACGCAAAAGGACCCCTTCGAAGAAGCTAGTTGGGGCGCGCTGCGGTACAAAGCCGCAGGCGAGCGAATAGTTAACCGAGCGTTGGGCGTTATGAACTCGCTCGGAAAAATGTTCCCTAGTGCTGAAGCCGCGTCGCCCAAGCTTGACTTTGTCCCCGGAGGCGAATTGCCGATTCTGGGGGAGTTCGTCACGCCGTTAGGTAGCGCGGAAGTCCGTTTGTTATTGAGTTTCGGAGTGGCGGCACGACCGCACGATCATGACCCTCTGTATGGAACGATTGTCGTGTTCACGCAGGAGCCGGGGAGCGTTGAGACAAGGTTTCGTCAAGTTGACTGGTGCGTCGACGTCTCCCAATACGATGCAGTGACGGCGCGTTCCGGGGGGTATCAGCGCGAACTGGCTGGGCACCAAGTCGGCCACTTTTCGGACATGAATTACTACCAATCTGGAATGGCCTTGTATCGTGCCATCGTTGAAGTTAAGTAATCAATTCGATCTTAAGTGAGCCGCCTTCGGGCGGCTTTTTATTTGCCCACGATGGTGTGCATAGGACATTCCGACCGCCAGGTCATAGGCCAAGCCGCGCACCGCTGCCCGGACAAGCTGGCAAGTGTCCGAAACAACACCCGCAGTGCGCCATTCCGTTCCCCAGATCTCCCGGGGCTTGGTCATGGCGGTAGGGGCGCGCCTAGAAATCTTTCAGCGGGTTGTGTCCAACGGCCTGTGCAAGCTTTTCTCCGAAGGCCTGTATATCCCTTTTGACCGAAATCATATCCGGGTCAGCTGCGGGGGGCGTGCCTTTGGGCGCTACTTGGTGCTGAGTGATCGCACTGAAAAGGGTCGCCATTGTGCGTGTGAACATTTGGCGAGCATTGACAACATCTGAGCCAATCCGAAGGTGTAGCTGAGAGCACCACGCAGAAACCTTGGGGCTGTCAAATGAAAGTGGCTCGGCGGTATGAGCAAACTCGTTACGAATTTTGCGCAAAAGGTTCAGGTCCAGCAGGGTTCGTTTGCCGATTAGACCCATGGCATACGCCATGTCGATGCGCGAAGAGAATGTGGCCAAAGGGCCGCGCTGATCCAAGATTCTAACGAGCACCTTTTTATCCTGAACCAGATTCGCTTCCAGAAGCTGCCTAAGTTGGTCATCAAGAAAGGCCGCTGCCATAAGCGCACACGCGCGGTCGCTTTCGTTATTGAGAAGGACGCGGAACTGAAGAAACTGTGCAGCTAGCTGGCCTAACTTTGGGTTGGCTTCTGAGATCTTTTTCAGACCTGCCGAAGTCAATTCAACCATGAAGTCTTGATTGATCATTGGAAACTCAAGGGTTTTGTAACAAGGAATGTAGTAGATATGGCGCTGACAGACAAACAGCGCCGCTTCGTGGATGAGTACCTCGTTGACCTCAACGCCACGCAAGCGGCGATAAGGGCGGGGTATAGCCAGAAGACTGCCTCATCCCAGGGCGAACGCCTGTTGAGGAATGTTGAGGTATCCAAGGCAGTCCAAGAGGCGCAGGCAAAGCGCTCAAGCCGAGTCGAGGTGGACGCTGATTACGTGCTGCGCCGGCTGGTAGAGATCGACCAGATGGACGTCCTAGACATCATGCGCGAGGACATGTCGCTCAAGCCGGTATCTGAGTGGCCCCTGGTATGGCGACGCTACCTATCTGGTTTCGACCTTGGCGAGATGTTCGAGGGCCGGGGCGAAGAGCGGGAGATGATCGGCATCCTGAAGAAGATCAAGTGGCCGGACAAGGTGAAGAACCTTGAGCTGCTTGGGCGGCATGTGGGCGTAAGGGCGTTCCGCGAACAGGTGGAGCACATGGGCAAGAATGGCGGGCCGATGGAATTTGCCACGCTGTCCAAAGAGGAATACCGCCAGGCCCGCCGCGAGATGCTGGCGAATGACGACTGCTGACCAGCGTGACTATGCCCGGCGCCTAGAGTGCGAGGAAGATGGGCTGTACTTCGCCCGGTACTTCTTCAAGCAGCGCATGGGCAACAAGATGATCGTTGCCCCGCACCACAAGGTTATCCAGGACACGCTGGACCGGGTGGTAAGCGGTGAGATCACGCGGCTGATCATCAATATCCCGCCTGGGTACACCAAGACAGAGCTCGCGACGATCAACCTGATCGGGCGAGGTCTGGCGCTGAACAATCGCGCCCGGTTCATGCATCTGTCGTACTCGCACAACTTGGCGCTGCTGAACTCCAGCACGGCGCGCGGCGTCATCAAGTCGCAAGCCTATCAGGCAATGTGGCCGATGGCGCTGAAGGACGACGCCGACAGTAAGGCCATGTGGTGGACTGAGCATGGCGGCGGGGTGTACGCCTCGTCGGCTGCCGGCCAGGTCACAGGCTTTCGGGCTGGCCACATGGAACCGGGCTGGCAAGGCGCGCTGATCATTGACGACCCGGTCAAGCCCGACGACGCATATAGCGATACGGTGCGGGGCGGCATCAACGACCGCTTCAACGAGACGATCAAGTCCCGCTTGGCGATCGAGACGACGCCGATGATCGTCATCATGCAGCGCATCCACTATCAGGATCTCAGCGGATACCTGCTGCGGGGCGGGTCAGGCGAAAAGTGGCACCACCTGAATCTCCCGGTGATCATAAACAACAGCGATCCTTACCCGAGCGAGAACACGCACGGTATACCGATTGCGCACGGCCTGCCTGACGGGTGGCTGTGGCCCTACAAGCACAACGAAACTCACCGGACGGCGCTCTTTGCCCATCGACGGACGGCCGAAGCGCAGTACATGCAGCGGCCGCGCCGGTTCAATGCCGAGGGTGCGTTGTGGACAGAGGCGCTGATCGCCGCGTCCCACGCGCTCCAGATTCGGAATGACCGAAATCGCACGGTGGTTGCGATCGATCCGCAGGCCACAAACAGCGACGAGAGCGACGAAACCGGCATTGTTGTTGCCAGTTCCTACGGCGCAGGCGATGTTAAGCAATACTCGGTCGACGGCGACTACAGCGGCAAGTTCTCCCCGAACGGGTGGGCAACCAAAGCAATGGGCGCCTACGACCACCATCGCGCCGACGCCATCGTCATAGAGACGAACCAGGGCGGCGACATGGCCGAAGAGACTTTGCGCAATGCGGGTTTCAAAGGTCGCATCGTTCGCGTGCATGCCAGCAAAGGCAAGTACGCCCGGGCCGAGCCCATATCGGCGCTGTACGAGCAGGGCAGGGTTGCCCATCAAGGCAGCCTCTACCTACTTGAGAACCAACTTATGGAATACGTCCCGGCCACCGCGAAGAAATCGCCCGACCGGCTGGACGCAATGGTCTACGCACTCACAGAGCTCGGTGGCGCCAAGCCCATCGGCATGCTTCTTCCAGGACGGTAAATGGCAATTTTCAAGGTCACGCAGCGCGTTAGTGGCAAGTCCATGATCGTGCGGGCAAAGTGCGTCTCGTGCGCGCGCACCGTGGCTGTTGAGAATGCCGGGGCCGAGGGTACAGCCGTCTGGCGCGACCCGGATCAATCAACCGTTGACCTGGTGCGTCACGACGACAGGCCCGGCCTGATTCTCAAATCGGAATGAGCATGTCAGACACGAACAACAGCGCGCAGCTTCAGTTGGCGGTGAATGCCGCACTGAGCCAAGCGCAGATCGCGCGCGCCCGCATGGGCCTGCTGGGTGGCCAGGGGATCGACAACAAGCGGCCCCAGGCCTGGTGTGAGTACGGCTTCCCCGAAGAGATCGGGTTTGCCGACTTCTACGCGCTGTATCGCCGTGGAGGCATCGCTCATGGCGCCATCGGCAAGATTACTTCGGCGTGCTGGAAGACGAACCCTTGGGTAATCGAGGGCGACGACCAGGACAACGCGACCGACGAGACGGCTTGGGAACGTGGAAACAAGCAAGTCTTCACGCCGAAGTTCTGGCGCTCTGTGGCCGAGGCGGACAAGCGCCGTCTCGTAGGTCGATACTCGGGCCTGCTGCTGCAAGTCCGCGACAGTGGGCGCTGGGACGAGCCCATCAAGCGGAAGGGCTCGCAATTGGTGAAGATGATCCCTACTTGGGCGGGTAGCCTCAAGCCGGCCGGATTCAACACCAACGCCCAGGATGAGGGATACGGGGCTGTCACCAAGTGGCAGTACACCGAGTACGGAATGGAAGGGAATGCTGGGCGCAAGGTGGATATCCACCCCGACCGCGTGTTCATCCTTGGCGACGCCTCATGCGACGCCATCGGCTTCCTGGAGCCGGCCTACAACGCCTTCGTCAGCCTGGAAAAGGTCGAGGGCGGCTCGGGTGAATCCTTCCTGAAGAACGCTTCCCGGCAGCTGTCGGTGAACTATGACAAGGACGTGGACCTGGGCAGCATCGCCCAGGCCTATGGTGTGTCGCTGGACCAATTGCAGGCCCGCTTCAATGAGGCGGCCCGTGAGGTCAATCGAGGCAACGACGCTCTGTTGGTCACGCAGGGCGCCACGGTCAATCCGCTGGTTACCGCCGTTGCCGACCCCGGCCCGACGTACAACGTCAACCTGCAAACGGCCGGCGCCGCACTGGATATCCCCAGCAAGATACTGGTTGGTATGCAGACCGGCGAGCGCGCCAGTTCGGAAGACCAGAAATACTTCAATGCCCGGTGCCAGTCGCGGCGTGCCGACCTGGGGATGGAAATCCACGACCTAGTGGAGCACCTGACGCGCATCGGAGTGGTCAAGCAAATCTCCGAATACACCGTGATGTGGGACGACCTGACCGAAGCCACCCAGGCCGACAAGCTGGGTAACGCCAAGTTGATGAGCGAGATCAACCAGACCGCTCAGAGTTCAGGCGCCGAGGTGTTCACGACGGACGAGATTCGCGAGGCGGCAGGATACGACGCTAGCGACGACTCCGAGCCATTGCCCGACGAAGACGAGGACGACGATGGCCCGATCACCGATCCTGCCGAGTAATCAGGCAGACCCGACAGGGGTAGATCGGCTGGAGCGGGGCGCCATGAAGGACTTCGACCGGCGCATGCGGCGGATTTGGAGTGGCTACGTTGAAGCGCTGGGCCGCATTCCAGCGGAGCCGGTCGTCAACAAGCGCTACACGTTCCGCCTTGATCAGGCGCTGCTGTCCTCGGTCTTTGCCGATACGGACCGCCTGGTCGATGACATTCTGCTGGAGGGCGGGGAGCGCAACCTTTGGCTGTTTGAGTCGTATGTGGGCGTAGCGTACCAACGCGGCACAGCGCAGGAGTTCGCCAACCTTGGCCAGCAGTCGCCAGCATACAAGGCGGGGCGTGACTCGCTGCAAGCCTTACTCAGGTCCGAGCCATACCAAGCGCGTCTGTCCCTGGTGCGAGCGCGCGAGTTTGAGGAAATGAAAGGCCTGTCCGGTCAGGTGAAAGCGGACATGTCCCGCATCCTGTCCGACGGTATCGGCCGGGGATTGAATCCGCGCGACATCGCTCGGAATTTGACGGAGCAGACAGGTATAGAAGCGCGCCGGGGCCACCGTATCGCGCGTACTGAAGTGCCGATGGCGCTGCGGCGCGCGCGGTGGGATGAACAAGACCAGGCCCAGGAAGACTACGGCACCCAGGCGAAGCTGATGCACATGTCCGCGCTAAGCCCGACCACGCGCCTGACTCATGCCCGCCGTCACGCGAAGCTCTTCACGAGCGAAGAAACCCGCGATTGGTACGCGCGCGATGCCAACGCCATCAACTGCAAGTGCAGCCAAGTATCGGTCCTGGTGGACGAGAAGGGCGAACCGCTCGTGCCGGCCATCGTCGACCGGGCGCGTAAGAACTACCAGGTGATGAAAGACAAAGGCAACGGCCCCTGGGCCGATGACAAGGAATAGCCATGCCAATGCAGGTGAACATCCGCGCCCAGGTCAACAGCAAGTCGATCCGGCGCGAGCAGCACAACGGCCGCGAGCACATCGTAATCCCAAGCTACACGATGCCGTTTGACGTGGTCATGAACGGCGGCTTGTACCCGAAAGACCAGATCGTCGCCAACTACAAGAAGCTTGATGGCACGCTGGCTCCGCTTGGTCATCCGACCGTGAATGGCAATTTTGTGTCCGCCTTCTCGCCGGAAGGTCTCAATGTGGGGTACATCGGCGCCTGGAACCGAAATACCAAGCTAGTCGGCAACCGCGTCTACACCGAAAAGTGGATCGACGTGGAGGTCGCACAGAACACGGAGGGCGGCCGGCGCGTGATTGAGCGCGTAGAGCAGCTTGAGAAGGGGGAGGGTGAGCCGGTGCATACCAGCGTCGCCGTCTTCCTGGAGCGCGAGCCGGTCGTCAACGCCGACGGGTATGAATGGACCGCCAAGATTCACGGTATCGACCACGACGCCATTCTGCTTGACGAGCCGGGCGCAGCCACTCCCGAGCAGGGTGTGGGCCTGATGGTCAATGCGGATCAGGCGAAGCCGCTCCATGTGAATGCCGGCGTCCTGGTGGGTGAATCCTTCCGCGAGCGCGAGAACCGCATCCAGGCCGCAGCCAAGACACGCTTCGCCCCGGGTGCCGAGGATTACGTCTGGGTTGCCGACTTCACCGATACCCAAGTTGTCCTCGTGCGCAACGGCGGCGTGGCCGAAGTCTACGGCTATGCCACCGAAGGCGGAACGATCGTCTTCGATGATGTCGGATCTCCAGTCGTCAGAAAGGAATCCTGGGTCACCGCCGTGGTGAACAGCGTCAAACGAATTTTCAACCATCAGGCTCGGCCTGATAACACTCTGGAGGGCAATATGCCTCTGACCGCTGAAGAAAAGGCCGAGCTGACCAACGACATCAGCAAAGCCTTCGCCGCCAACCTGGCGGAACAACTCAAGCCTTTGACGGACAAGATCCAAGGCTTGGAGACCAACCACAAGGCCTTGTCTGACGCGTTGACCGCGAACGCCAAGGCCGAAGAGGCCGAAAAGAAAAAGGCCGTGGCCGCCGTGCATGGTGACATCGTCGCCAATGCGCTGCATGGCGAGCCCTTGGACGCGATGTTCAAGGCGCTCGGCACTGCTGCGCCGATCACCAACGGCCAGGTTGCCGATTCCGGCAAGCCGCGCTTCGACGAAGTCCCGGAATAAGGAGCCCAGATCATGGCTGTGAAATGGAACAAGATTTACCGTGGCGGCGTTCATCGCACCACGCCCGAAACGCGCGAAGTGAACGCGCCGACCACGGGCACCTTCCTGCCTGGCACGGCGGTCACCATCACCTCCGCCGCAGGCGACATGACCGTCCAGAAGGGGATCACCGGAGTGCGTGACTTCTGGTACCTGATCGGCGAGCAGTTGCACGGCTCCGTCGACGACAACCAGGTTGGCGGCGGCTCGTCCATGCGTCTGTACACCCCTCGTTCGGCAGACTTGATGGTTGGCCGCTTGGTGGCCGGCGTCGCGATCGCCGACGACGTGCCCCTGACGATCAACGTCGATGGCCGATTCGCTCTGGCCGTCACTGACGACCCGATCCATGCGTACATCGATGACCCGGCCAATGCCTTCCCCGGCACGACCCCGACCACGTCGACGCTGGACCAGTTGGTCCCGATCAAGATCCGCTAAGGAGGCCGAAAATGGCTTTTTACGTAGACAAAAAGGGCCTGGAAGCGAATTCCGGCCTGAAGAAGCAGCACCAGTTCATCGTGAACGCACGTACCGCGAACTGGGACCACGAAACCGGCCTGATGAAGGCCGCCGGCCTGGAAGTGAACGAGGCGCGCATTCCCGGCGAGGTGTGGCGTGATTTCGATACGCAGACCAAGACGCTGATGCTGTCCGATGAGGGCGGTGTCCTGCTGAACGACCTGATGCCCCTGGCGCGCAACGTCCACATCGGCAAGATCGTCAGCGAATACCGCCGCTACGGCGCGGATGAGCTGGAAGTCCGGTCCAGCATCGACGGCCAGCACCGCAAGCCCGTGAACCACGTCAGCTTCGACTATGACGGCGCCATCGTTCTGGTTCACTCCACGCAAGTCGGCCGCATCTGGCGCGAGCTGGAAGGCATGCGCTCGGAAGGCTACGACGCTCTGCTGGACGACCAGGCCGCTGCTACGCGCTTTGTCCGCAAGCGCACCGTCGACAACTTCGTCGACGGCACCCCGGACCTGACGTACAAGAGCTATCAGGCGTTCGGCATTAAGAACAATCCGAACACGATTGCGCTGAACCTCGGCGCTGCTGGCCTGAACGTGGACCTGACGAGCCCGACGCTTACCTTTGATCAAGCGTGGGGCGCCTTCGTGGCAGCCCTGCAGGCGCTGCAAGGGCAAGGCAACAACGCCGTCGGCAATGTCACGTTCTACATCTCGGACGCGATCTGGTTCAACCTTCTGCGCATCGCCAATCCCGGCACCAGCAACGTTGAAACGATCCTCCTGGGTCTGCAACGCATTCCCGGTGTGGCCGGCTTCAAGCGCACCGACACCGTAACCGGCAATGAATTCCTGGCCATCATCTTGTCCAGCGAGTACATCCGCCCGGTCGTCGGCATGCCTGTCACCACCACGCCGATACCGCGCGTCACGCCGATGGACGATTGGCATGTGCTGGTGTGGGGCGCCTCGGGCTTGCAGGTCAAGGCCGATGCGCAGGGCCGTAGCGGCGTGCTGTATGCCAGCGCGGCATAAGGGGGAATCATGGCGAAATCCAAGTACATCCTCCTGCGCAAGATCATCGGCGCTGAGTCGCTGCTACCCGGCGCCGTGATCGAACTTTCGCCGGAGCAGGCGGCGCACCCGCTGTACCGTACCCGGGTGCGAAAGGCCGATGGCGATTCCACGATTGGCGCTTTGAGCGTTGACGTGACCGTAACCGCCACCGCGGAAGCCGAGCGCATCCTGGAGCAGGCCAAGCGTGCGGTCGAGGGCATGGCCGCAGATGCTCACGCCGAGGCAGAGCGTATCGTCGGTGCCGCCCGCGAAGAGGCAGACCGCATCCTGGAAGACGCTCGTCAGGAAGCGGACCGCATTCGCGCTGCTGCACCCGGCGAAAGTCGGTCGGGCAATCTGACGCCTGCGACGCCCGGCGCCGCAGACTTGAACGAGAAGGATCGGAAGGCCCTGATCGTTGCCCGCCTGAAGGAACTGAAGGTCGAGCACGACGGCCGCAAGGGTGCCGACGAGCTCGCCGCGTTGCTGCCCGACGGTGAGCCGCTGAAGCCTGCCGCCAACTAACCGCCCACGGGCGGTTTTCTTTTGGCCCTGCCTGATGGTGGGGCCATTTCTATTTTGAGGTCTGGAAATGGTGACGATCGACCAAGCCAAGCAGTATCTGGAAGGCCAGGGGATCGTCCTGCCGGGGTTCGTCCTGACGGCGCTGGTCGCCCAGGCAAACAGCATCCAGGAATGTTTGGATGAGCATTACACGCCGGAAACCGCGCTACTGATCCAGTTGTACCTGTTGAGCCTGATGGGCCTAGGGCAGGGCGATCGCTACATCAGCAGCCAGACGGCTCCTAGCGGCGCGTCTCGCTCGTTCCGGTATCAGGGGTTTGCCGACCGATGGAGCGGCGCTCTCTCGCTGCTGCGCGGCCTGGACAAGTACAGGTGCGCCTCTGAGCTGATCCCGCCCGACCCGACCAGGAAGGCGTTTGCGGGCATGTGGATCGCCAAGGGCGGGTGCCACGAATGAGCGCCACCGCCAACTGGAGCTACACGAATATCGCGACGGTGCGGCCCTTCGTGTCGATCGACATGATGACCGGCGAAACGGTTTACGGCCCTGAGTTCCAAATCGCCTGCACCTGGACGGCGGAAAGCAAGATGGAG